ACGCGCCAGTATTACTACCACAAGTTCTACATCCAGCAGCCGGACCTGAACTGGTACAACCCCGAAGTCCACCAGGCTTTCAAGGACATCATGCGCTTCTGGCTGAAGCGTGGCGTGGGCGGCTTTCGCTTCGACGCAATCGTCGACCTCTTCGAGGATCCCAAGCTGACTGATGAAGGCGTCGTCAAGGACAAGGACGGCAAGCCTATTATCAATGCCTACGGCGACCCGCAACTGGACGAGTCGAAGACCAACAACCAGCCGGGCGTGCATGAGGTCATGCAGGAAATGCGCGCCGCGATGGACAAGTTTGATTCGAATGCGTTTCCCGGCACGCGCGTGCTCATCGGTGAAACCTACCTGCCCAACATCGCTGAGCTCGCCAAGATGTACGGCTCGGCGGACAAGCCGGAGTTTCATCTACCCATGGACACCCAAGTCGGCATGATCAACAAGCTCGACGTGACGGAGTTCCGCAGCAAGCTCATCGAGGCGGAGACGCAGATCGGCGCTAACATTCCGCTGCTGCTCTTCGACAACCACGATAACCCGCGTATCGACACGCGCTACGGCGACGCCGTCCACGACACCGACATCGAGCGCGTTATCTCCACCATCCTCTTCGCCAGCCGCGGCGCGGCGCTCTTCTACTACGGCGACGAGATCGGCATGAAGACGACTCCTCCCACGCGCAAGCAGGATGTTAAAGACCCCATTGGCATCACTGGCTGGCCCAAGGAAAAAGGACGAGACGGCGAGCGCACACCGATGCAGTGGAACGCGACCGCCAACGCCGGCTTCACTACCGGTAAGCCCTGGCTGCCCGTGCCGCCCAGTACCGCCACCATCAACGTCGCCGCTGAACAGGACGATCCAGGCTCGCTCTTCAACTGGTACCGCGCCCTCATCCGTCTCAAGAAGACCGTTCCGGCATTTGAAAACGGCGCCAACATCATGCTCGACACCCGAAACACAAGAGTCCTGAGCTGGACGCGCCAGGCCCCCGGCGCGCCGCAAGTGGTCGTCAGCGTCAACTTCACCGCCCAGCCACAAACTGTCGACCTGACCATCGGCGGCGTCGCCATCGAACCCCGCCGCCTGAAGACCCTACTCAAATCCCCCGGCGCCGCCGATCCGGCTTCCCTCAAGTCCATCGCGCTGGGCCCTTACGGTGTCTATATCGGAGAGCTGTTGTAGACGCCGCGTAAACCGCACTCTGACCCTGATCGGCCCCGGTATTTCTGAACCACTGTAAATGTCAGTCGTAGGCCGCCTTGAGGGGGCACTTTGCGAGGGATTCTCTTCCAACCCGGTCGCATCAATTGCCGCCGTTTTAAGAATGGGATATACTCGAACTGTTCTTCGGATTGCATGCGCAATCTGAACTTGATTCCAATAGCCGATGCGCCCGTTATCGGTATATGCGGGCGGTTGCAAGGTTAGTCCGGGACCATAAGACCGGGCCTCCTACCGCGTGACCTTCGGGTCTGTAACGACGTGGTAGGTGTCTCTAAACAAAGGAACTGCTTCGGCGGTTCCTTTTTTCATTTGTGGGCTAGTCTCAGAAATTCTTAGACATCCCGCTTTTTCGAATCACAACTCCACTCAAATTCACTGACCTCTAAGGTCAGATGACCATTCGCCTTCCGCACAACAATCAAAAGTCCCGGCGCATCACGCGGTGACGGTCTCCTTCGCTGAATCGGGCAATTTCTGTTCGACCAGCGAGGCTCCCGTCCCCCAGCCAGCCCTCTATCCCTGAATCCAACCACGCCTGTTGAACGACGTACAGGCCAACACCCCAGCGACTCCAAGTCGCCGGCCAACCCATGCCTTCACAAGGAGTTTCACTTGAAATCGACAGACGAATCAAAACTCTACATCGTTTATCAGAACACTAATCAACTCCATGCCAATCCACGCAACGCTCGCACCCACTCGAAACGCCAGATCCGACAGATCGCGGAAAGCATGCGACAGTACGGATGGACAACTCCAATATTGATTGATGCAAACAACGTAATCATTGCCGGCCATGGCCGACTGGCAGCAGCGAAGCTTCTCGGGATAACAGCAGTGCCGACGATCCGGCTCGACGGGTTAAGTAAAGAGCAGATCCGAGCCTATGTGATCGCGGACAACAAGCTGGCCGAAAACGCGGGATGGGACCGGGATATTCTGGCCATCGAATTTCAGGAACTCCTGGCACTCGATTGTTTAGACCTCACCGCCACCGGCTTCGAAATAGCTGAGATCGATCTGATTCTGGAAGAGGCAAATGCGGCACCAGAAGAAGAGGCTCCTCCCGAGCCCAATTACGATCAGGAACCCGTCACCAAACCTGGCGATCTCTGGCTTCTGGACAAGCACGGAATCATCTGCGGGAATTCTCTTCACGACGTAACCTATCGTGACCTCATGGGAAGCCGTCGCGCAGCGATGGCATTCACTGATCCACCGTTCAACGTCAGAATTGATGGTCACGCCACGGGAAACGGCGCAATCCGGCACCGGGAATTCGCGATGGCTTCGGGTGAGATGAGCGAGGCCGAGTTCGTCGCATTCTTGATAACGAGCCTGAAGTTGCTGTGCGACTTCAGCGCCAACAACTCTGTCCACTATGTCTGTATCGATTGGAGGCATCTCGGCGAACTTCTTTCCGCCGGCAGGAAAAACTATGACGAGTTCCTCAATTTGTGCGTATGGGTCAAGAACCAAGGTGGCATGGGAAGCTTCTATCGCTCACAGCACGAGTTGGTACTCGTCTTCCGCAAGGGCAGAGGTTCACATCGTAACAACATTCAACTTGGCCAATTCGGCCGGAACCGCACGAATGTATGGCAATACCCGGGGATTCAGACCCTCTCGAAGCAAAGCGAGGAAGGCAATCTTCTCGCCTTCCACCCTACTGTCAAGCCCATTGCGATGGTGGCTGATGCCATTCTTGATTGCACGGTGCGCGGCGAGTTGGTTCTCGACGCCTTCCTCGGTTCGGGAACGACACTGCTCGCAGCCGAGCGTGTAGGCCGTGTCTGCTGCGGGATCGAGATCGACCCCATATATATTGATGTCGCGATTCGCCGCTGGCAGAAATACACCGGTGATGCCGCCATCCACGCAGCGACCGGAAGGCGGTTTGACGAGATTGCGGCTGAGCAGGAGGTGAGCCATGGCTGATCAGGACGCGTCGTACGAAATCGGCTATGGCAAGCCGCCAAGTGAAAGCCGTTTCCAAAAAGGCACCTCCGGCAATCCGAAAGGGCGGCCCAAGGGCTCGAAGAACTTGGCCACGGTTGTCCTCAAGGAGAGCCGCGAGCGGGTGCGCATCAATGGCCCACGCGGCATCCGCACGATCACCAAGCTCGAAGCCACGGTCAAGCAGCTGGGCAATAAATCCGCGCAGGGCGAACTTCGCGCTGCCAATCAGTTCCTGAGTCTCGTGAAGCAGTCCGAGGAGAGTGTGTCCTCGGGTGCGGGCCCAGTGCCAATGAATGAACTGGATCGCCAAGTGATGGAAGGCCTTCGCCGTCGCTTGGCGGCCTTTAAGCCGAATGAGGAGGAGTCGAAATGAGCGCACCCACGCTGTCCTTCGAGGAATATCAGGTCATCCTGCGCAATGACTTTTCGAGCTTCGTCGAGCGCTCGTTCTATGAGCTCAACCCACAAGGCAATTTCATGGCCGGCAAGTACATCGAGCTGCTGGCCGCAACGCTAGAAAAATGTCGGACGGGTATGACCAAGAGGCTGATCGCCAATCTCCCTCCTCGGACCCTTAAATCGCACGCCGCAAACGTGGCCTTCCCCGCGTGGCTGCTGGGACACGATCCGTCGAAGCAAATCATCTGCGCAAGCTACGGGCAGGACCTGGCCGATAAGCACGCCAGAGACTGCCGAACGCTAATGAGCAGTGCGTTCTATCGCGGCGTGTTTCCGCGGACAGTACTTTCGCCAGAGAAACTTTCCGTGAATGACTATGTGACCACGGAGCAGGGATCCCGTATGTCTACATCCGTCGGTGGCGTACTGACTGGCCGCGGAGCCGATGTTATCATCCTCGACGACCCTATGAAACCTGACGATGCGCTGTCAGAGACACGCAGGCGTGCCACCAATGACTGGTACTTCAATACCCTGTTGAGCCGGTTGAACAGCAAGGACAACGGCATCATCATCATCGTCATGCAGAGACTGCACCAGGAGGATCTGGTCGGCGAGGTGATGGAACGCGAACCCTGGGATGTGCTTTCACTTCCGGCAATCGCGATCGATGACGAGTGCTACCAATATGATGGGCTTTTCGGGAAAGATACTTTTGCGCGCAAGGCCGGCGAAGCGCTTCATCCGGAGCGGGATTCGTTCGAGACTTACTGCAAGATCCGTGAAGCCGTGGGCGAATACACCTTTGAGAGCCAGTACCAACAGAACCCCATGCCACTTGAGGGAGGAATGATCAAGCGGAATTGGCTCAAGTTCTATACGCCCGATGAAGCGCCACAGTCATTTCGCATGGTGGTCCAGAGCTGGGATACCGCCAACAAGGCGGGGGAGTTGAACGATTACAGCGTCTGCACGACGTGGGGGATCTATGAAAAGAAGTTCTACCTCCTCCATGTTTATCGCGCACGACTAACATTTCCCACTTTGAAACGCGCTGCCAAAGGGCTTTGGGAACGGTTCCATCCTCGTAAGGTTGTGATCGAGGATAAGGCATCCGGCACGTCTCTCATCCAGGAGCTTAACGCCGATGGCATCGTCGGCGTCGACGCCTATCAGACACCGCCAGGCAGCGAGAAGCTGATGCGTGCGGCCGGCCAGTCGATGAAGTTCGAATCCGGCCAAGTCCTGCTACCTTCGGAGGCCCCATGGCTCGACGAGTACGTGCGCGAGCTCACGGGGTTTCCGGGGGCCAAGTTCGATGATCAGGTCGACTCGACAGTCCAGGCGCTGGACTTCATGAGCTCCAAGGCCTGCAGGCTTTCCATCTTCGATGTACTTTGATTGCAGTAGTTGCTCGCGCGACCACTGAACCTTGATATGTCCACCCTGAGGATCGGGCAGTACATGGCTACGACGGAAAGCGCTGCCCCTTCCGAATGATCGATTTTCCAAGAACTTATCTAACGTCCAGTGCAGCGACAAAGGCATTCGCCTTCTGCTGAAGCTCCTGCTTTCTTGACTTGTCTGCATTCTTAATTGCTGATTGTATTTCTTTTTCACACGCGTCATCGGCTTGAGTGAAGCAAGAAGACTGCTGTGGCAATAGATGAGTAACTACATAAAGATCTGCAATAAGCTCGGCCGTCCGCTTGTTGATTTGCTGCCTGCCGGAAAGCACATCTTGTACATACTTGTCGGAGGCTTGGCGTGCACGCGCGGTGTAACTATTCACGGTTAAGCAGTTCCCAAGCATGACTTCAGTGATCACACGCTCCCGGACCTCGCAGACAAAGTACACTCTCTGCCCCTTCGACATCTTGGCCAAAGTTCCCAGATCCTCATCGGCAAAGCGTGCCTGAACATCGTTTAAGAACTGATCGCCAGCAAGCGACACATAGGGCGTATCTGCGAAATCCTTACTGATGCTGTTCACCGTTCCAGACACGAGGATCCTTCCTCCCTTGTATTTCGCATCAGCCGCGACCTCATTGGCCTCGTAGTCTGCCGCCAGTTGGGGTGCCTCTACAACGAGCGCAATCCCGAAGTTCTTCATCGCGGTTTGCTTTGGCGTAGCGGCTTCTTCGTCTTTCAGAGATGCTTGCTGGTCCTCAAACAGAAGGTTCTCCGCAAGCTCCACGACCGGCTCTTCAGCAACCCGCTGTCGGCGCGAGAGAAAGGATAAATGAATGAGAATCACCACAACAATCATCAGAGCCAGTGCAATCAATATCCCTGCCGCCACTTTTCGGGAATTGCCCATAATGCCTCGATCAGGGCATAGGGGTTGAGACTCGCTGCACATTTGAAGCCACATCTTTGCCAGGAGCGAGGGACAATCTCAATGCTCGCTTTCAGTGTTCGGTATACCGAACATCATTGGCGACATTAAAGGAAATCATGGCGGAATGGCAATATCTTTCCCAGTCCGCCTCGGCCGAAGAATCCGCTTTATCCGGGAAAAGCGGGGTCTATCGCAGACGCATCTGGCGGATATGGCGCAGATCGGGAGGGCTCACCTCTCGCAGATCGAGAATGGGGCCGTAACGGCCCGCATCGATACGCTTTATGCCATCGCAACTGCCCTCGAAATGCACGTTTCTGAGCTGCTCGAAGGGCTCTAATTGCCAGTTCCAGCGGAAGGTTCGCGCAAGAGTACGCACACGAATCGTATGAGTGGGAAGCGAGTGTCGTGGCATTTTTGGCGGCGCCAGATCGGTTCTTGCGCGGGTTCTACGGTCGAGAAACGCGGCCTCGACAGATCTTAAGTGCAGGACCTTGCCCATCTACGCATCGCCGTTTGAGGTGCGATGACCAGCTGAATTTCACTACGCGGGCGCTGACATACTTTAAAAACAGCTTGCGAATGCCCAATGTTCGACGTGATTTGAACTGGGTAATCGCGGAAAATAACGAGGAACCAGGCCGGCAACGCGAGCCGAATTGACACGCATATTATCTCATTATATTTCAGCCACTTACAGCCATGATAAGTGCTTGACTTCCTGCTCCAACAGAGCGGAAATGTGGACACCGGAGAGGAGGTTCGCAGGTGTCCGAGACGCTCGAAGCCGAGATTGCAGCACTCCCGAACATGAGCCTGGACCAGTTGCAGGCCAAGTGGCGGCGGGATCTAAAGCAGGCCCCGCCGCTCCATGTTCGTAAGCAACTCCTGGTCGCATTGCTCGCCTACAAGTTGCAAGAGCAGGCCTACGGCGGGCTGAGGCCGGAGATCAAACGCCGGCTTCGTGAACTTGGCGCGAGCATCAACCGGGAGCCCAGGAAGGCCGGCGGGCCGTTCACGGTTGCCATCCGAATCAAGCCGGGGACGAGGTTGATTCGCGAGTGGGAAGGAAAGACGTACCAAGTCACAGTCGGCGAAACCAGCTTCGAATACAACGGAGAGCAGTACTCGAGCCTCAGCGCAATCGCCAGTCTTATTACCGGCACACATTGGTCAGGACCGCGGTTCTTCGGTCTCAGGGGGCATAGCTCATGAGCACCCCGCGAAGCGCTCCATCCGCTGCGCCATCTATACGCGCAAGTCCTCCGAGGAAGGGCTTGAACAATCTTTTAACTCACTCGATGCCCAGCGCGAGGCCTGTCAGGCCTACATCCTGAGCCAGCGCCAGGAAGGCTGGCGCGCCGTAGATGCCCAGTACGACGACGGCGGTTATTCGGGAGGCACGATGGAGCGGCCCGGCCTCAAAAGCCTGCTGGCCGACATCGAGGCCAAAGAAATCGATACTGTCGTCGTCTACAAGGTAGACCGGCTCACCCGCAGCCTTGCCGACTTCGCCAAGATCATCGAGGCCTTCGATGCTCGCGGCGTGAGTTTCGTCTCCGTCACCCAACAATTCAACACTACTTCGTCAATGGGCCGGCTCACCCTCAATGTCCTTCTTTCCTTTGCCCAGTTCGAGCGGGAGGTGACCGGAGAGCGGATTCGGGACAAAATTGCGGCATCGAAGCGAAAGGGCATGTGGATGGGCGGCCCGGCCCCGCTCGGCTACGACGTCAAAGACCGCCACCTAATCCTCAATGGAAAGGAAGCCGAGCATGTCCGCGAGATCTATCGGCGTTACCTCAAATTCGGCTGCGTGAAGAAGCTGAAAGCACACTTCGACGAATGCGGGGTGAAGAGCAAGATTCGGATCAGCAGCTCGGGCCGAAGCACAGGCGGTACATCTTACTCCCGAGGTGCTCTCTTCAGCATCTTGAAGAATCGGCTCTACCTGGGCGAGGTTCCACACAAGGGACAATCGTATCCGGGGCAGCACGAGGCCATCGTCGAAAAGGACCTGTGGGATAAGGTGCGAATGCTGCTCGCAGAAAATATCCATGCTCGCCGTTACAGTACCAACGCCAAGGCCCCAAGTGCTCTGCGTGGGCTGCTCTATGACGAAGACGGAACCCGTTTCACCCCGACACATACGCGGAAACGCGGCAAGCGATATCGGTATTACGTATCGCAGAAAGTCATCGAGGACGCAGCATCGGCCTCGGGCAAGCCCGGCAGAATCCCAGCCGAGAGCTAGAGAAGCTGGTCTTGGCCAAGTTGAAGAGCTTCTTCTCATCGCCGGAAAAGATTGTCGACGCGCTGGCCCTGCCCGACGACGAACTTGCGATAACTCAAAAGCTGATTGAGTCGGCTGCTTGGTACGCAAAGCGTTTGGATGAACAGTCGAATTCGAGCCTCTGTGAAACGCTTGAGACGATCGTGGACCGGATTTTGGTCCATCAGGAATCGGTCGACATTAAACTGGACAGGCTGAAACTACGCGCGCAATTTCTTGGGCCTAGCCACACGGATCCTCAGACGCAGAACGCAACGAATGATCTCGACCACGAGCCAATCACTTTGACGATTAAGACAAGACTGAAGCGGTGCGGCGGGGAGATGCGGCTAATTATTCCGGGACCGCCAGCTGACCAAGCTTCCGGCGCGGCAGCTCCTTCGCTACTCAAGGCCATCAGCCGTGCGCACGAATGGGTGCGACAGATCCTTAGCGGAGAATATAAGGACCAACGGGCGATCGCCAAGGCCTCAGGTCTTAATGAGCGCTACGTCAGCAGAATCATCCAGAGCGCGTTCCTGGCGCCTGAGATCGTCGAGGACATCATCAAAGGGCGACAAGCGCCAGAGATGACGCTCGTTACACTCCTCGACAAGGTCCCGCTCAGTTGGGCAGAACAAAACGCGAGAATAGCTGATGTCTGCGAAGGGTAAGACTGCATCATCACAAACACTCGCAAGGGTTTAATTCCGGCTGCTTCTCATCCGCTGCTTTTTCCCTCGACCACTAGATTGCCATTGGAAAATCGCATGAGCTTTTCGCCTTGTCTTTTATGATGGCTTCCCGTACGGGGAACCGGTCGTCGGAGCAAGGGGTTTCGTCAGCTTAAATCATGGGATTGGCATATTTAAGTTACTGATATTAAGTGACTTCTGGTAATCGGGCCATCTGCATTGTCAGAGATTATATGTCTATTACTTTCAACACCTTACAAGATGCGAGACACTGTCGAACAGCGCCAAAGTACGGATAAGACGCAATTCCAGCAGGTGATTTTACAGGTGAGGTTTGAACCAAGACTATCGGATCGGTGACGTTCCTGAAGAAGGGCCGCTAGCGCTTGTACTCCTGTGATGCCGCAGGCTAGCCAAAAGACTTATGAATTTCCGATTCCCACACTTTGTCGCTGCACCGACTGCGAAAGTGTCGGCAGATAACATCGCCCGATTGATTCTTCACTCCACTTCTGGCTTAATAGCAAATAATGCGAACGAGGGCATCCGCCCTCGAGCTCACAGCGGGTGACCGGGACGTATGCCCTCTCTCTAAAGGCTCCCGACGAGGGAACGAATTTGGGCCTTGGTGGGCGCGAGCCGTCAGTCGAAACACTACAGCGCGACCAATTCCGGTTTTCTTCATCCAAATGTTCATCAATGCTTGTTCGTCCAACCTGGAGATGAAATATGAAGGCAATTGTCGTCCACGAATATGGTGGGCCGGAAGTACTGAAGTTCGAGGAGTATCCTGACCCGGTTCCGGGTCCGGGCGAGGTGCTGGTGCGGGTCGCCGCCGCGAGCGTGAATCCAATCGACTACAAGCGCCGTGCGGGGTTGACGAAGGACTTTTATCCCCTCCAGTTTCCCGGCCTCATCGGAGTCGATCTGGCGGGGACCGTGGTGAAGGTTGGACCGGGAGTCGAGGCCTTTACTGCCGGCAACCGGGTG